TCGATGGGAACCGTCGGGCACGGGTCCGCCTGCCAGTAGGAATCGACCTCAAGCCAACACGTCGCCACGTCGGCCGAGCAGTACCAGCGGGGCTTCGTATAGCAGAGATGCGGGCGCGGCCGCGCCGGCAAATCGATGACATCGGCCGGCCGCGCCGGGCCTTCTTCGATGATGGCGGAATGGCTGGCGGCCGGCCGGGATGGCGCCAAAGGTGACGCCCCCGCGCAGCCGGCGAGGAATGGAATGACGACGAGGAATGGGCGCAATGACATCGTGGAATACTCCGGCCGGCCGGGACAGGCCGACGTGTTGGAATGGCCGCTATGCGACACGGGAATGATTGGGCGGACGCCAAAAGGCCGGCGCCCCCGGGGGGCGCCGGCCGGATGGGGCAAAAGCCCGTGCTAGGCGGCCGCGCGCGCGATCCACATGCCGGGCGCGACCTTGATGAAGCGGGCCTTGTCGGCCTTCGCAGCGATTTCGCGGACGATGGCGGCCGCCAGCGTGGCATCCGGCGTCGCGCCCCCGGGCGATTCCCAAAGGCCCGAAACCGCCATCGCCGTGATCAGCGCCTTCGCGCCCATCGGCTCGCCGGCGCCGGCCAAAACCTGCGCGGCCGCATCGAGCGCCGAAACACGCTTCGGGCCGGCCGGCGCGGCCTTGCGGCCGGCGCGGGGGGCGCGCCATCCGGCCGCGATCAGGGCCTGCTCGATTTCCGCCATGCCGAGCAGGGCGCCGATTTCGATGGGCGCGCCGCAGCCGGGCGCCGGGCAATGGAATACGGCCGGGGCGGCCGGCGCGGCCGCCGGGATGGCCGGGGGGGTAGCCGGCGCGGCCGGGATGGCCGGGGGCGCGGCCGGCGCCGGGATGGCCGGGGGCGCGGCCGGGATGGCCGGCGGGACCGGGCCGGCGCCGGCCTGGGCGCGGCGCGCCTTTTCGGCGGCCTTCCGCTGCTTGGCATTCATCTTGTCGGCGGCCGGGATGGTATCGTTCTTGCTGGTCATTGCGTAATCCATTTCGTTGGATGGGGGCGCCATTGCCCCCTGGTTGCCGTATCGGGCCGGCCGTAATTGGCAGGGCGCATCGAATCGACTTGGTAAGTATGGCATAGCGTAGCGGCCGCAGCAAGCGGCGCCCGGCGCCCCCCGGCGCGGCCGGCGCGGGGGGCGCGCCCGGCGCCCGTATCCGCCCCCGCGAGGGCGCCCCCGGCCGGCGCCCGGGATACCCCCGACGTGGCCCGACGTTGGCGTAGGGGCGCGCCGGCCCGGGGGGGTCGCTACCCCCGTATCAGCCCCCCGGGGGCGCGCCCGATAGGCGCCAAACGGCGCGGCCGCCTACCCCCCCGCGCCTACCCCCCCAGGCTCGGTATGCCATACGAAGTCAACCCCCCCGGAATGGCGCCCGGGATGGCGCCCGGAATGGCGCCCGGCCGGGGGCGCCGGCCGCGCCCTGGTCGAATGAGCGCCCGACGCTCAACCCCCCTTGACTTTTTGGATTGCAAGCAAAATCAGCGGGGGCGCCGGCCGGGCGCGCCGGCCCGATTCATACCCCCGGCCCGAGGTCAAGCGGCGCCGGCGCCCGGCCCGGGGGCGCGCCCATGCCGGGCGCCAGGAGTCAAGCGGCGCCCTGGTAGCCGGGGGGTTGCCATCCGTATCCCGTTATGGTTTGCAAGGTATTTCTTTTCGGGGTAGCCGTTGACAACCAGGGCGCGGCTATGGACGCAAGCGGCCGGGGGCGCGCCCGGGCATACCCCCGGCCCGAGGTCAAGGGCTCATGCGGCATAGCCACTGGCCCAGGCCCGGGCCGCGAGAGGACGCCCACCACCCCCCGAACGGGCGCAAACGCTAGGGGTTACGGGCGCAGGCCGGGCGCGATGCGGGCGAGTGGACGACCACCGTGCGGGCTGGGGGGGGGGCGGTCCAAATCGCCAGCCCACATCTCCGGCGGGACCAGACCCGTCGCCCGCGAGCGATGCTGAAAAACCGAAACACGATCACCGCAGGCCGCACGAGCACGGACCCGAGCCCGGCGGGGGAGTCAAGGGGTGTTTTGGGGGGTGTTTTGGAGGGTATTCAGGGGCGTCACACGATGTGTGACACCGGCTAAGGTGCCCCAGCGGCCCAGTTCTGGCGGTCGCGCAGGACGGCGGCGATCAAGGCCAGCCGGCTGTCGTGGAACTCTGTCGGGATGCCCAGCTTCAGGGCTTCGGCGCGGTCGCAGGTGAATGCCGCGCGCATCTCCAGGAGCTGCTGCCGGGTCAGGCTGGCGTAGAACCGCCGGGTCGATTCGTCTGGGACCATCATCCGCGCCTCCTATCACGGTTCCACGTGGAACGGCAACACAAGCACCCACAAGGACTCGACCAGCCCCAGGGGATTGCGATACATTACCCCGGAATGACGCCAGGGAAGGTCATCGCCCGGCTACTGCACTGGGCGCCCCAGCTCTTCGCGGCGATGCCGCTGGTGTCGTCGCGGTGCATCCTCACCACCCGCGTCGGCATCGACGTCCTGGAGCGCTTCGGCATCGCCGCCGAGCCGCGCCCGGTCATCTGTCAGGTCAGCAACCAGGAGTATGAGAACTGGCAATGCTTCCTGGCCGATCACCCCGAGGCCAGCGTAGCGGGCGCGCCGCCGGGCGCCTGGGCGGTGATCGCCGGGCTGCCGGCCGAAGGCCGGCCGCTGGGACCGAAGGACTGGGCGGGCCATCTGGTGACCTTCGTGCCGTCGCGCTCGCTGCTGGTCGATCTCGACTTCCAACAGTTCGGCCGGCCGCGCCTGGGCGCCCCCGTGCCCCCGGCCTTGGCGGAGGTGTGGCCGGCCGACCGGCCCGCCACGGGGCGGATTCTGCCGGGCGCGCCGGGCACCCAGGCGCTCTTCGTGCGCTACGAGCGGAACGACGCCAATGACGCCTTCCGGGCGGCCCCGGACTGGAACAGCGACCGCGACTACGTGCGCGCCGCGACCGATGCCGTCGAGCGCGCGATTCGGAAAGGCGGGCCGACATGAGCGCGTGGCCGATGCGGGTGGTGCGGATTACGTCGGTCGTTCACGCGGCGCGCTTTCGGCCCGGCGACCGCCAGCGCGTGCAGCTGGCCTGTGGCCGGTGGTGGTGGCTGCGGGACATCGAAGAAGTCGACCTCGATGTGTCCTGCGAGGCATGCGACAAGAAGGTGCGCGCCGACGAGAAGGAAACGCCATGAACAGCGACTGGATTCTGCCGGAGTACGCCAACCCGATGTCGGTCACCGCCTGCGGCGATCCGGCCGAGGCGTTGGCCCGGCTGGCGCGGCTGCACGGCTGCCTGACGCTCGACCTCATCGGCACGCAGATCACCGATCTGCAGGACGGCGAGCCGACCGACGCGGCACCCGACCAGGACACTCTCGCCATCTTCGGCGCGATGGTGGCGCACGCGGCCCGGGCGGCGTGGCGGTTCGCGCTGGTGGCCGAGGACCTGGACCGCCGGCAGGAGCTGGATCGCCAACTGCTGCAAATCAGCGGCGCGGCCGAGCCGCCACCGCCGCGCGCAGAGCGCGAATACATGCAGACCCTGCGGGAGCTGGCGAAGCCCTGGAAGTCGGAAGTCACCGGCGATGAAGTTTGACCGCATCGCGCCGTGCGACGACTGCCCGTTCCTGGTGAAGGGCGGCATCCGGCTGACGGCGCCGCGCATCGGGGAGATCGCGCAGGCGCTCCTGGTGGAGCCGGGCTCGCCGTTCCCCTGCCACAAGACCGTGAACCACACCCGGCGTCGGCGGGCGACCGAGTCGGCCTGCGCCGGGTCGATCCTGTTCCAGCGCAACCTCGCGTCGAGCACGACGTGGTTCCAGCTGGCGAGTCGCATCGGCGGCCTGGACCCGGCCAAGCTGCGGGGAGATCGGCGCGTGTTTCGGTCTCTGGCCGCGTGGCTGGAGACGGCGATCAGGTGATGATGACGCACATTCTGCTGGGAATCGCCTCGGGTCTGTTCGCACTCTCCGCGTGGTACCTGCGGAGCGCGGTCCGCTTGTACCGCGACGCCATCGACATCAAGGCCCAGGCGACCCGCTTCTGCGAGCTGGCGGAGCAGGCGCTGGCGAAGCAAGAGCGCGTGCTGGGGGAGCTGCGCCGCCTGGGGACGCCACAGGCGGTCCAGACCGAGGTCAAAGGCCGGCACTAACGGTCGCGTCTGGCCTTGATCAGCAGCACCAGGAGCCCCGCGAGCGCGAACACCAGGAGAATCGCTGCGATCATCAGGTCCTCGCTGGCGGGCCTTGTGTTACCTTGTGGGCGGGGCCGCCGATCCCTGACATCGGGCCACCTGCGGATCGGGCTTGCCGGTGAGGGCGGGCCACCCGGTCCAATGCGGCATCCGGCCCCGTCTCTTCTCCCTCACCAGCCCTGGCATTCCCCGAAGAACTTGTCCCAGTCGGCCCGGGACAGCTTGCGGATCTCGACCTCGCCGTGTTTCTCGAACGTGTGGGGCTTGCCCTGCTTGTTCACGCGCACGCTGCCGTCGACCGGGTCGCGTTCCATAAGGCGAACGACGCCTGTCTCGTCGTTCGCATAAGCACACTTGCGGGTGACGTCCTTGCCGTCCAGGAACACCTGATAGGCGGTGCCGGCCTGATAGTGACGGACCCACTCCTCGACGCTGATCCGCACGAGCGGGCTCCTACGGCGTGGTGGGGAACGCGAGCGTGCGGAACAGCTGCGGCGCGATGACGCCCAGCGCGAGGCGCGATTCCGCCCGGATGGCCGCGAGGTTCTTGGTGAAGTCGAGGTCGTGCGAGTTGGTGCCGCTGACGGTGATGCCGCCGTTGCGGCCGATCACCGACCCGATGCCGAAGCAGCCGATCACGCCCGCGTTCAGGTTCGGCGAGGTGTAGATCCGCATCCCGAAGATCGTCGGCTGGCCGTCGACCCAGTCGATGGACAGGTCGGTCAGCAGCGACCCCAGGAAGTCGATCACGACGGCGTCGGGCACGAAGCCGGTGCTGGCGACGATCTCGTGATAGGCGCTGGCGATGACTTCGGTGCGGGTGGCGCCGGAGCCCCCCTCGACGATGTCGGGTCGCTTCGTGAAGCCGTTGACGCCGTTCGCCGTGGCGTCGCCGTTCATCACCTGGTACTCCTCGGTGAGCGTCACGAGGAACCGCAGCCAGAGCCGCAGCCACGCCTCCAGCTGCGGGACGTCGTCCAGCAGCTCGTCGCTGACCGACATGGTCGTGGCGATGGTGCGCAGCAGTTCGTTCGCGCCGTCCAGGAGCAGCGCCGTCGAGCCCTTCGGGTTGCCCGGGGGGCCATGCATCGACCACGGCGCCGGCTGGATGGTCAGCTCGGGCACGTAGAGCGCCCCGGCCGCCGGCACCACCGGGATGGCCTCCAGGAAGCTGCGGCGCGCCGTGCTCGGGCCGGGCGTCGGCAGGCGGAAGCCCGTGAAGCTGCCGGGCTGAGGCGGCGTGAAGTCCACCAGGGCGGCCCACAGCTCGGGCGAGATCGTGTGGGCGTGGCTGCCGGGCGCGCCGTGCAGCCCGGGGAGAATGGCCGCGCAGAGTTCCGCCAGCTCCTGGCGGACGGGCGACAGGGAAGCGCTCATCGGTCGTGCCTTTCTGCGGGCCTGCAGAACGGCGTCATTCTACGCCGGGCGCAGCTTTGTGATACATACCCGGCGGCAGGCTGCTAACGATGCGCTATGATCCGCAGCGCGCGACGGGCCGCTCGTGGGCTCACCCGGGGGCCCGCATCGGAGGCGGCCACCTCCGTGTGGCCCGTCGTGACTTCCCCTCAATCCATCAGCCCGGCCGGCCGGAAGGACTCCAGCCATGAACATCCCTGTCAACGCGGGCGGCAATCTCCAGGCGGCTATCGACGCGTTCGCTCCCGGTGACGTCCTGGTCCTGGAGGCCGGTGCGACCTTCGAGGGCTGCTTCTCGGCGGCCGGTCCCGTCACCATGACCACCTCGGGCGTGCTGCCCGAGCGCCCACTGACGCCGCAGGACGTTGCCGGCCTGCCGACGCTGCGCGCCACCACGAACGGCGCCGCCCTGCGCACGGTGGGGCCAGCGTCGGGGTGGCGGCTGAGCGGCATCCACCTCGCCGCCAACAGCATCGACTGCGACGTCGTCCTGCTGGGCGACGGGCTGATCGCGGACCTCGCGGGCCTGCCGCGCGACCTCGCGTTCGACCGCTGCGCGATCACCGCCACCACCCGCGCCAAGCGCGGCATCCAGTTGAACAGCGCCGCGACGACCGTTCGCGGCTGCTGCATCCAGGGCATCCGCTACACGGGCGTGGAGACGCAGGCCATTTGCGGCTGGAACGGCCCCGGCCCGTTCACCATCGAGGACAACTACATCGAGGCCGGCAGCATCGGCGTGCTGTTCGGGGGCGCGGGGGCGGCGATCCCGAACCTCATCCCGAGCGACATCACGTTCAAGCGCAACACGGTCACGCGGCCGCTCGACCACCACGGCACCATCGCCGGCATCAAGAACCTGTTCGAGCTGAAGAACGCGAAGAACGTCGTCGCCCAGGGCAACCTGTTCGAGAACAACTGGGTCGATGGGCAGTCGGGCTTCGGAATCGTCTTTACGGTCCGGGCCAACAGCGCGAACGCCCCGTGGAGCACGATTCAGCACGTCCTCTTCGAGCACAACATCGTCCGCAACGTGGCGAGCGTGTTCAATATCCTCGGGCTCGACAATCAGACCGGCAGCGGCGGCGTCAACCCGAGCACGCCGATGGACGACGTGGTCATCCGCAACAACCTGATTTACGAGATCGACCGCCAGGACTGGAAGGCGCCGAACGGCAACCTGGGCGCCGGCGTGTTCGTGCAGATCACCGGCGCGCCCCGCAACCTGCAGATCATCAACAACACGGCGATGGGCGCGGGCTCGATCACGGGGAACATCACCGCCCTCAGCGGCGACCCGATGCCGGGCTTCGTGTTCAAGGGCAACATCGTCCAGAAGTCGATGGACCCCTACGACACCTACGGCGTGTTCGGGGATCAGGTGGGCGAGGGCAACCCGGCGCTGCAGCGGTACGCGGCGAACGTCGAGGGCTACCCGGCCAGCGTGTTCACCGACAACGTGCTCGCCGGCTGCACGCCGAAGGTCTATGACCAGTACCCCGGCCAGCACTTCCCGAGCTGCGCGGAGCTGGCGGACCAGTTCGTGGACCCGTCGACCGGGAACTTCCGCCTCGTGGAGGGCAGCCCGTTCATCGGCCTGGGCGTCGACATGGACGCCCTGGAAGCGGCGTTCGGGACGCCCACCGAACCCATCGAGCCGCCCATCGAGCCGCCCGTGGAGCCGCCCGCGTGCGGCGGCGTCAGCGCCGAAACGATCCAGACGCTGGCCGACGACGCGCTGGAGACCGTGGCGGACATCGGCGGCGACGTCGCGCCGCAGACCGCCGCGCAGCACGCCATCGAGGAGTACCGCGACGCCCTCCTCGCCGCTCTGTAACGACCGCACCCGAAGGAGAACCCGATGTCACCGACCCCCTCGCAGCAACCCGACGAGCGCCCCGACCGCGACAAGGACCGTGACCGCGACCGCGACCCCGGCCGGCCAGGGAGCCCCGGCGACCGCCCGGACCAGAAGCCCGGCGAGCCGACGCAGCTGCCGGCGGACACGCCGCCGCCGGCCAAGCCGAAGTAAGGCAGTGGACTACTTCGCGGCGGGGGCTGCGAAGTAGTCCACGTCCCGCTGACACTCGAGGAAGTGAGGCCCGTCGTGCTGATCGAACTCCTGATTCTGATCCTGGTCCTGGGGCTGATCATGGGGCTGGCGAAGCGCCTCCTGGACCCGCAGTTCTTCCAGGCGGCGGTCGCCGTCTGCCTCGTCATCCTGCTGATCTGGTTGCTCCGGTTTGCGGGCGCGCTCGGCCCGTGGTCGAGGCCGTGATGGGGAAGAAGAAGAAGCGCGAGGAGGAGGCGGTCGAGGAGCTGCGGACCTGGGCCAAGCACGCGCTGCGTGGCGTCGGCGAGTCGCATATCTTCACGATGCTCTGGGCGCCGTCGATCCTGAACATCAGCGAGCAGCCCGTCGCGGCGCTCCAGTTCGCGGCCGCCGTGTTGCTCGACAAGCCGATCTTCATCCTGGCGCCGGAGGGCGCGGTGTTGCCCGGGCGCGTGAAGGCCCTCGCCAACGGCATCGAGTTCTACGCGCCCGACGACCCAGCCAGTTTGAAGCGCGCGACGATCCGGTTGATGTCGAAGGCGACCGGCGTCGACATCCGCATGTGAGGTCGGCCATGCCGAACATCACCGTCTGCGGCCGCTGCGGGGCGCTCTACGAGGCCGGGTCCGAGGAACAGGCGCACGAGCCGATGCGCTGCTGCGCGGCGTGCGTTGACCTGGGCATCGTGCCGGCGATCCTCGACCATCTGGCGTTCGTGGACCCGAACGACGCCGCCCGGCTCCGGCAGCGGCTGGCCGAACTTGACGCCCGCGACGACGACACCCTGGACGACTTCGGCGAGGGATGACCCCCCTCCAGCGGCGGTGGTTCGTGTACGGACTGCTGACGGCGGCGGCGCTCGACGTGCTGCGAGCGCTGTGGCAATGAAGGGCGCGCACTGCCTCGTCTGCCTGGAGCAAGGCCCGGACCTTGTGATCCGGCGCGAGGACCTGCACGGCGCGCTGGAGGAGGGCCCGACGCACGGGCTCGTCGCCGACATCGAGTTCACCTGCGGGAACTGCGGCCGCCGGTGGTCCTGGCGGGCGCGCTTCATCGAGGGCGGGTGGCGCTACGTCGTCGTCATGCCGGCGCCCACGCGGCCGCCGCATTGACGCCGCCCCAGCGGGCCGCGCCCGGCCGCTAAACTTGCTAACCATCCCGCTAAAGATGGACGCGAATCTAATAGGTCCGCGTGTTCCCTTACGGGAGGTATATCAGGCGAGAAAAGAGCCCGGTTTCATTGGTAGAATGGCCTCCGTAGGCTCTTATAGGTTGTTAGAGGACACGCGCCTCCGTTGGGCGGACATACCAAGATTCGCACTTGGGGCCGCCTTCCGCACAACGCGGTTTTCGCCAATGAATCCAAGAGAAATTGACCTGCCACCCGCACTCGCGCAGCCCGAGTTGCTAATTATTTTGCTAGACCTATGCCAAGCGTTCGTATATCCCTATGGGTCGCTATGGGTCCTCGCCGATGGCCGGCGGCCCCCCTACGGAGAGAGCAGAGGCATGGCACAGAACGGCACGATCCTGAAACGCGGCGGCAGCTACACCGCGATCTACAGCGACCCCAAGCACCGGGACGCCCGGGGGCGCAAGAAGCAGATCTGGCGCTCCTTCCCCACGCGCGACGCCGCCGACGCCTTCCTCGCCTCGAAGCTGGGCGAGATTCGCAGCGGCCACCACATCGCGCCGACGACGGATACCTGGGGCCAGCTCTTTGAGAAGTTCGACGCGAGCCACATCGAGCACCGCGTGAAGATCGGGCGCCTCGCGCCCTCGACCGCGTCGAGCTACCGCAGCGTCATCCGCACCCACCTGGAGCCGTACTGGGGCCACTACAAGGTCCTCGACATGAATCGCAAGACCTGTCGTGCGTGGGCCGAAACGCTCACCGCCACCCGCGAGGACGGCGAGCCGCTCTCCAACAAGTCGATGGCGAACATCATCAATCTGATGTCGACCGTCGTCGAGTGGGCCAAGGTCAACGAGCTGGTCACGGCCAACTGGGTGTCCGACGCGAAGATCGACCGGCCCGCTACCCTGGCACTGACGGAGGAAGAGGAGATCGCCAAGTTTCTCACCGAGGACGAGATCGACCGGGTGCTCAGCTTCATCCGCGCCGCCGGGCCGACGACGCCGCGCGTCATCGCGGCGCTCGGGCTGCTCGCGGGCCTGCGCCGGGGCGAAATGGCCGGGCTGACGTGGATCGGCGTGAAGTGGGACGAGCGCAAGCTCCGGGTCACGCAGGCCGTCTCGGACGGGGTCCTGCGCACGCAGCCGAAGTCGGAAGCCTCCCGGGCGCTCATCGACATTCCGGCCACGCTGCTGCGCCTGCTGCGCGACCACAAGGCGAGCCAGGAGGCCGAGGGGCGCTCCACGGCGCCGGGCGCCTTCGTGCTACAGAACCCGGTCGGCAAGCTGGCGACGAAGATGTTCTTGCCGAACGAGCTGAGCGAGTTCTATGACGTCCACGTCCTGGCGGCGCTGAAACTCCGCGACTCGGCCACGCCGCATTCGCTGCGCCACACCTACGCGAGCATCCTGATTAACCAGGAACCGAACATCAAATACGTCTCGATGCAGCTGCGGCACGCCAACATTCAGATCACCCTCAACACCTACGGCCATGTGTTCCCCAGCACGAGCAACGAGGCGATGAAGCGCCTCGATGCCTTCTGCGCGCCCAAGGTCGTGGACTTCCCGAAGCACGGGTAAGCCGCGCATTGGCCGCCAACCAGCCCCCCCCACAACCAGGAGTGCTTTCGATGAAGCGAACGTCCCCTCCGATGACCCTCGACGCGATGCGCCGCTTCGCGGTCCAGCAACTTGACCACTACCGCGAGCTGATCGCGGTGCTCGATAAGATCAAGGTCGACCCCCTCAGCGTCCTGCCGCCGGCCGAGCGCCGCGCCAAGCCGAAGCGGCGTGCGCGCGCCGCCCAGCCGCCGGAGGTGGTGCCGACCGCCGCGAAAGCCTACGCGCTGGCGGCGGTGCGGAAACTCGGCCTCGCCACCAACCGGGAGATCGTGGACTTCGCCAAGCGCAAGGGCTGGGGCACGCTGTCCAAGACCCCCGACACGGTGATGGCCATCGAGCTGAAGAAGCTGGTTGCGGCCAAGGTGCTGCGGCGGGTGCAGCACGCCGGCCGGCAGATCCGCTTCGGGCTGGCGACGCCGACCAAGGCCAACGCCGCGAAGCTGGCCGGCGCGCAAGCGCTGCTCAACGCGACCCCGGTGCCGGGCGCGGGCCACGAGGTCGTGAACTAGGATGCCGGCCCCGGCGCAGTTCCAGGCGTACCTCGGCGCGAGCTTCGTGAAGACCTACGGCGAAGCCGCGCTCACCATCGGCGACCAGACGTTCACGCGCTACGACGTCGCCCACGACATCGACTGCCCGGTCACGAAGAAGTCGATGGGCATCCTCACGGCGGCGCTGAAGTCGCTGGGCGTGAAGACCGCGAAGGCGGCGCTGGAGATCCGGGCGGAAGATCTGGCCGACCTGCCCGGCGTCGGCGTGACGACGCTCTACCTGTTCCTGTGCTGGCAACGCGCACAGCGGCACTCGGACAAGGCGGTCGCGGCGTGGTACGGCGAGACGGTGACCTTCAACACCCTGAAGCACCGCGCCCAGGCCCGCAAGGACCGTGACAAGGCGCCGCCCCGGCGCCGGCGCACCGCCTGACCGGCTGGGGGGCGCCGCCCGGGCGCCCCCATCTCCCCTGAACTCAGCCGTTTACCTCTGGTTGTACGACCTTAGTCCTATAAGCGCCCACGAGGGCGCTTTTTGGGCTTGCGGCCGCACGTCATGCCTGCGTAATATTCCGCCTCCGGGCCAGCCGCGACTTTTCCCCGCGCCTCCGTAGCCGACGCCAGCCGGCCTCGCCGGGCCGCGACGTTGCCCGACGTTCGCTCCGAGCCCGGGGGGTCGCTACCGTCGCCCAACCGACGCCCCCCAATCGCTCCGGGGGGCGCCGGGCGTCTGGTCATCCCTTCCTACGCTCGCCTCGGCGCAGAGGACGAAGGCCCCCTACATCTTGTGCCTTCCGATCCTGCTAAGGATTTGCTATACAGGGTGTCCCCGTAGGTTGCCCTGGGAGATGCACCAATGATCGACGCCGTGGAAGCCCCCGAGAGCGTCTACTTCGACAGCAAGACCGCCGCCCGCTACATGGGCTTCCACACGGTGCGGACCTTCCGCCAGTGGGCCCGCCGCCTGCGCATCAAAGCGCGGCGCCGGTCGCCCGGCCGCGTGCTGCTCTGGAAGCAGACCGACCTCGACGCCACGATTCAAGAGGACGACTGGACCCCCGTCGGTGAGGACCAGCCCGTCCCGGAGCCCGAGGCGCCCACCCGCCGGCGCCGAGGGCGGCCGGCCGCCCGGAAGCGCACCAAGCACTGACCTGGGAGGCCCGCCCATGTACGCACGCGTCGATCTTCGGCTCTGGCACGACCGGCAGTTCCGCGAGTTTGGCCCGCCGCCGCCGAACCCGCAGTTCCTGTTCCTCTACCTGCTGACGTGCCCGGAGCGGACGCTGATCCCCGGCGTGATCAGGCACAACTTTTCCACAGTTTTTACACAATTCGGGTGGTCGCAGCGTGCCGGCCTGATGCAGGTCGCGGCGCTCGCGGAGGCCGGGATGGTCGCCTACGAGGGGGATCTGATCTGGCTGCCGAACGCACTCAACCACAACAAGCCGTCCAACCCGAACGTCGTGCGCGGCTGGCGAAAGGCGTATGACCACGAGGTGCCGGAGTGCGGGCTCCGCGACATCATCGGCACGGCGATCACCGTGTTTCTGCGGGACTTCCCGCCGGCCTTCCGGCAGGCGTTCCAGGCCCCGCCGAAGGCGAAACCAGGGCGTGCGCGCGGGGGCCATCGGACCGGGCCAGGGGGCGGGGATGGTTCGACGAACGGTTCGTCGAACGGTTCGGGCACGGTTCGCGGAACGGTTCCACGAACACATCTCCGGATCAAGTACAAGTACAAAGATCCACGTACAAATACACCGCCCGCTGACGCGGGCGGCCCACGGACGAGCCCGTTCTGGGCGGTGCTGCGCCTCGCCCAGCAGCACGTCGGCGCTCTGCAGCGGGAGCCCGAGACCGACCGGATGGAAGCGCTCAAGACGCTGTGCGCCACGCACGGCATCGCGGGCTACGACGGCAACCTGTGCGGCCGCGTCCTCAGCGACGCCCGGATGGCCCGCCAACTCAAGCGAGCGTGATCCATGCGTTGCATCGCCGTACCCGAAGCCACCCTGCGCACGCTCGTCGAGGACGCCGAAGCGCTCGATCAGGTGCTGAGCATCCTCAGCCGGAAGCAGGTCCCGGCCGTCGCGGGCCAGATGGGCTCGCTGCGCTACGCCCTGCGCGAGGTCGGCCAGATTTACCACGACGCCATCGAGGACGGGGAGGAGGCGAACCATGTCCGCCTACGCAGGTCATCGGAGCAGCGACGGTCGGACCCAGGTGACGGTGGACGGGGCGCTGCTGTTGGTTGAAGGCACGCACGCCCAGGCGTTCGAGTGGGGCTACGAGGGCGCCGCCTGCGCGGAGCTGGCGCGCGCGCTCCTGCGCCACCACCTGGACGACCGGATTCCGCACCCGTTCATCTACCAGCGCGTGATGCGCTCCATCGTGCGCAACTTCGCCCACGGCGACTGGACCTGCACGAGCGCCAGCCTGGAGCTGGCGATGCAGCAGGCCCTGAGGGCGTGTGACCGGACCTGTCCGCTCTGCGCCGACTGCGGCTACCGCCAGATGCCGGGCGACCGCGAGGACGCCTGCGAGTGTTCGATTGGGCGACGCCTGTTCAACCAGCCGTTTCACGTCTCGCATCACGGAGCCCGGAAGTGAGCGACAATGGGTGTGGCACCGTTGGTGCTTGTGGTCCCGCATATGCCCTTCGCCCCAGGTCGTGCCTGCGGCTGGCCGGGCTGCCATCGCCTCGCCGGTTCGGGCGACCCGTTCTGTTCGGTGCATCAGTTCTTCCGCGAAGCGCGGCGTGGGTCGTCGACTGCCCGGGGCTACGGCCAGTCCTGGCGCCGCATCCGGGAGCAGGTCCTGCAGGAAGAACCCTGGTGCCGGCTGTGCACGGCGGCCGGCCGGCGGACGCCGTCGGCGCACGTCGACCACATCCTGCCGAAGCCGGAGGGGACCGATGAGCGGTCGAACCTCCGGGGGCTCTGCCACTCGTGCCACAGCCGGCGGACGAATCAGGATTCGATCTGGGGCGGCCGCCGCGCCTGACGTCCGCGCCGCGCAGATTCAGCTCCTCCGCGACAACCTCCAGCGCAACCTGCGCGCGGCCCGCATCCGCCGCTGGACCTGGGCCGGGCTCGGCTTCGTGCTGGCCACGCTCATCATCGAGCTGCTGCGATGGTTCGGAGCCTGACGTTGCCGCTGCGCGCGCGGTCGCGGGAGCTGGGGCACGCAGCGGCCCGGCGCCACCTCGATCAGGCCCTGGCGATCCTCGACGCGTGGTACGACGAGGCCCGCATCCGCGTGTGCGTCGTCTGCCTGGGGCTCTTCGTGCGCCCGGCCAAGGGCCGCCAGGGCGCCCGCATCTACTGCAGTCCGCCCTGCCGCCAGCTCGCCGCCCAGATGCGCCGCCCGTCGCGGCCGCGCCGGGCGCAGCCGGCGGCGCTTCCGCTCCTCGACAGCCCGGAGCCGGCCGCATGATCGACCCCATCATCATCGTGCGCCTGTCGGGCCGCTACGGCGGCCGGGGCAAGTGCCGCAGCTGCAACGCGAACATCGTCTGGTACGAAACGCTCGGCGGCAAAAAGATGCCGTTCAACGGGTCCCCAAAGGTCGACAACGTCCGCCGCGACCTGCTGGACCCGGACCGGCGCTGGATCGGGGACCTGCCCCGCGCCGAGGTCCACTGGTCGACGTGCCCGCAGGCGACGTCCTGGCGCACGCGACAGGCCAAACGCACCTGACCGGAGGGAACCGATGCCCAACCAGGACCCCGTGCCCGCGCCCCCGAAGATGGCCCGCCTGCCGCGTGACCGACGCGGCTACCTCGTGCCCTGGTTCGTCGGCTACGTCAACGGCGAGCCCGACTTCCGGGTGATGGACGGCGCCAAGGCCACCCAGGCGGTGCGCGAGAAGTTGTGCTGGCTTTGCGGGCAGACGCTCGGGCGTCACCTCGCGTTCAACATCGGGCCGATGTGCGCGATCAACCGCGTCTCGTCGGAACCGCCCTCGCACCGCGACTGCGCGGTCTACGCCGCCCAGGCGTGCCCGTTCCTGACGCAGCCGTCCCGGCCCCGGCGGCCGCAGGGGATGCCAGCGGACGGGCAGCAGCCGGCCGGCATGGGCCTGGACCGCAATCCCGGCGTCGCGTTGGTCTGGATCACGACGAGCTATCGCGTCGACCACATCCACCCGCGCGACTTCAAGGCCGGCGCGCCGATCCGGTCGGGCGTGCTGTTCCAGGTCGGCGACCCCGAGGAATGCCTGTGGTTCTGCCAAGGGCGCCCGGCGACGCGCTGGGAAGTGCTCGATTCCATCCTGACCGGGCTGCCGGCGCTACAGGAGGCCGCCCGGGCCGACGGCGACGACGCGGTCGCGGCGCTGGACCTCGCGGTCGCCCGGGCGCTGGTTCTCGTGCCGGCGCGACGCGAGACGGATGGCGTGAACGCTGAGACGAAAGGCGGCCGCGATGAAACGACTCGACGCCCCGGAGCCGCACCGCACCGAGATCGTGAGACGGCTGGACGCGCTGAATGAACCGCCCGACCCGAGCGGCGCCGTCCTGGTCTGGGTCGTTGTGATGCTGCTGGCCTGGGCGGCGGCCGTCGCCGTCGTCGCGTTCCTGTTCTGGATGAGATCCCCCGCATGACCACCGCCACTGTTGCCGCCGTCGAAGCCGCCAGCGACCCGCTCCTGAAGCACTGGACCGTCGAGTGGCGCGACCCGCACACCCTGAAGCCCTACGCGACCAACCCGCGCGTGAACGAGGGCGCCATCGCGTCGGTCGCGGAGAGCATCAAGCACTTCGGCTTCCGGCAGCCCATCGTGGTCGACAAGGACGACGTGATCGTCGTCGGCCACACGCGCTGGAAGGCCGCGCTGCTCCTCGAGCTGCCACGGGTGCCGGTCCACGTCGCCCTCGACATGACGGACGATCAGGCCCGCGCCTATCGCATCGCCGACAACAAGACCAGCGAGCTGGCGACGTGGCACGTCGAACTCCTTGCCCAGGAGCTGCAGGGCGTGGCCGGCAACGTCGACATGACGCTGTTCGGCTTCCAGGAGAAGGACCTCGCGCGGCTGCTCAACCCGGCGCCCGAGGACGGGCTCACCGATCCCGACGACGTGCCCGAGGCGCCGAAGGTGGCCGAGACGCAGCGCGGCGACCTCTACCTGCTCGGGCGGCATCGGCTGGTGTGCGGCGATGCCGGCGACCCGGCCGACGTCGACCGCCTGCTGGAGGGCGACCCCGGCATCGATCTGGTCTACACCGACCCGCCCTACAACGTGAAGGTGGAGCCGCGTTCGAACAACGCGATGGTCAGCAACAAGCAGCGGTGGGGCCGCAAGGCGGTCGGGCTGAAGAAAACCGATCAGGCGATGCGCGCCAAGGACCGGCCGCTGCTGAACGACTGGGTCGGCGACAAGGCGTTCGCGGCGCTGCTGATCGGGTGGTGCACGCAGATCGCGCGCGTGCTGCGGCCCGGCCACACGTTCTACTGCTGGTCGGGCTTCATGAACCTGGGCGCCTACCCGCTGGCGTTCTCGACGGCGCACCTCCACCCGTCGCAGGTCATCGTCTGGGACAAGATGCATCCGGTCCTGACCCGCAGCGACATGATGTTCGCCTACGAGATGGCGTTCTACGGCTGGCGCGAGGGCAAGCCGCACCGCTACTTCGGGCCGCCCAACGCCACCGACCTCTGGCAGGCCAAGAAGCTCACCCACACCGCGATGCTGCACCTGACCGAGAAGCCGGTCGAACTGTGCGCCAAGGCGCTCACGTTCTCGTCGCGGCCCGACGAACTGGTCCTCGACCTGTTCGGCGGCAGCGGGTCGACGCTGATCGGGTGCCAGATGAACAACCGCGTCGCGCGGCTGATGGAGCTGGACCCCATCTATTGCGACGTGATCGTGAAGCGGTTCGAGAAGTTCACCGGCGTGAAGCCGGAACGGCGGCGCGCGAAGGTGGCGAAGGCGCCCCGGCGCCCGAAGGAGGCGTGATGGCGCTCGCCCGGCGGCGCGGCTTCCGATCACCCAGCCCGGCGCACATCCCGACCGAGGCCGAGCGGCACGAGTTCAACGCGCACTGGTTCGCCGGCCCGATGTACGAACGGATCGACGCGCTCCTGGTGGCCGGCGCGCAGAACGTCGGTCAGCACTCGGCGGTCGACCTGACGGTCGGCTTCCGCAGCGGCGATCCCCGGGTCGCCCCGTTCGTGCGCGGCTTCCGCCGGTGCCCGCTGAACCCCAGCCCTGGGGTGCCGACCATCGCCCAGCCCGACGGGGAGTATCGACAAGTGGTCCGCACCGAGAAGCCGAAGCCGGCGCCGCCGACGACCGATCACCGGCTGTTCACCTGCTGCTGGTGCCAGCACTTCATCCTGGTCGACGCGCGGCTGGTGGTCGCGTGGCCGTGCTACATCCGCTGCGCGCATTGCCGCCGCCTCGCCGTGTGGCACGAGCAGCACTGGCGCAGCCTGCGGAAGGAGTAACCCGATGTCAATCCTGGCGCATCCCGAGTGGCCGCTCTTGAAGCGGCACCTGCGGGCCGAACGCTACGCGCGGGACACGGGCAGCCGTGGCGCGCGGGTGCGCCTGGAGGTCGTGCGCCCGACCGATGGCCGGGAGCTGCGGCGCCTGCAAGGCATCAAGGACCCCTGCGTGACCTGCGGGGCGATCATCAGCAAGGTCCGGGAGCGGGGTGGCAAGCGGTTCAAGGGCCGGCTCTACTTCTCGCCGTGCTGCCCGCAGGACGTGAGCTTGGCGTGTTCGCGCAGCCCGAAAGCCTCGCAGGAGTACCTCGCCATCCGGGCCGCCCTGGCGGACGACGCGGACGCGAGCACGCCGCCGCCGTCGGCGCAGGGCGACCTGTTCGGGAGAAAGCACTGATGCCGCGTCACGGGCGCGTGTGGCGTTGGTCGACCTGGGAGCTGCAAAACGCCGTGGAGATCCTCCGCGACTTCCCCGAGGACACCTTCGGCGCCGCCGACGTCGCGGTGGTCGCGCGGGCGCTCAGCGGGCAAGCCCGACACGGCGTGGGGCTGATGGCGGCGCTGCGCCGTGAAGGCCGCATCGTCGCCGTGGACCGTTCCAACCCGCGCCAGTACCGCTATCAGCTCCGAGGACCCGATGGGCAACAAGCGCAGCGGCCGACGCCGCATCCCGACTGAGACGAAGCGCCTGCGGGGCTCGGTCATCCGCCACGACGTCAGCCGGGAACCGACCTGGGGCGGCCAGGGCCGGCCGGCGATGCCCCCGCACGTCGCGGACGACCCCTATGCGGTCGCGGCCTGGAACGACCTCACGCCGATGCTGGAGACCGCCAAGGTGCTCAGCCCGGCGCACGGGCACATGCTGACGGTGCTGGCCGAGGCCCTGGCGGACTATCGGCGGAAGCGGGAAGAGTGGGCGCTGATGGGGCGCAAGAGCGTGATCGTCCAGAGCTGGGATGACATCCAGGGCAAGCACCGGACGCGCATCGTCGACAACCCGCTCGTCAAGCAGCTGCGCGGGCAGTCGGATCTCCTGATGCGCCTCCTGGGCGAGTTCGGGTTGAGCCCGGCGACGAGCAGCAAGGTCGTGACCCAGGACGCTGGCGACGAGGACCCGTTCGACACGTTCCTCGCCGGCCCGACCGTCTTGCCGTTCAAGCGCTGATGCGTGACCGATCCAGTCCTCAGCTACGCCCGCACGGTGGTCGCCGGCAAGGTGCTGTGCGGCTCGCTCCACAAGGCATCGTGCGCCCGGCACCTCCACGACCTGAAGCACCTCGCGGGCCACCACTGGTCGCTCGGCCACGCGCTGCACGCGATCCAGTTCTTCAGCGGCTACCTGCGCCATTGGAAGAACGAGTGGCGCGGCCAACCGTTACACCTGGAGCCGTGGCAGGAGTTCGTGATCGGGTGCCTGTTCGGCTGGCGGCGCGACGACGGCCTGCGCCGGTTCCGCGTCGCCTACATCGAGCTGCCGCGCAAGAACGGCAAGAGCACCATCGGCGCCGGCATCGCGCTGTACCTCGCGTTCATCGACCGCGAGCCCGGCGCCGAGGTCTACTGCGCGGCGACGAAGCGGGAGCAGGCGCGCATCGTGTTCGAGGCGTGCCGGCAGATGGTCCTGCTCTCGCCCCCGCTCAGGAAGCGCATCCAGGTCGGCAAGCACGCGATCAGCCAGGAGGCGTCCGCCTCGACGCTCCAGGCCGTGAGCGCCGACGACACCACGATGGACGGCCTGAACACGCACGGGGCGATCATCGACGAGCTCCACGCCCACCGCAACAGCGGCGTGGTCGACGTGATCGAGACGTCGATGGCGGCGCGGCGCCAGCCCCTGCAGGTCGAGATCACGACGGCCGGCGTCGGGCAGCTGTCGATCTGCTGGCGCCACCACGACTACTCGGCGAAGCTGCTCGACGGCTTCACGGCGGACGCCTTCGTCGACCCGGCGTGGTTCGCGTTCATCGCCCACGCCGAAGCGGACGACGACTACACCCAGGAGGCGACATGGCAGAAGGCCAACCCGAACTTCGGCATCTCGGTGAAGCCCGACTACCTGAAGGACAAGGCGGCCAAGGCGCGCCAGCTGCCGGCGGCGCAGAACGTGTTCCGCCAGAAGCACCTGAACCAGTGGACGGAGCAGGCCGAGCGGTGGATCGACATGCGGGCCTGGGACCTCTGCGCCGGCGCCATCACGACGACCCGCGACCAGGGCCGCCCAGCCTACGCGGGCCTGGACCTCGCGTCGACCCGCGACCTCGCGGCGTGCTGCGTGGTCATCAACGCCGGTGACGAGGTGATCGAGGTGATCCCCCGGCTGTGGATTCCCGAGGCCAAGCTGGAGGAGCGCACGCGCAACGACCGCGTGCCCTACGGCCAGTGGGTGAACGAGGGCGTCCTGTCCGTCACGCCGGGCAACGTGATCGACTTCGCCCGGGTCAAGACCGATACCCTGGCGCTGTGCGACACCTGGGGCGTGAGCGAGGTCGGCTACGACCCGTGGAACGCGCTGCAGCTCGCCCTGGAGCTGGAGCAGGCCGGGCTGCTGATGGTGCAGACGCGGCAGGGCTACGCGACGATGACCAACCCGATGGCGGAACTCGGCTCACGGGTCGTGAGCGGAAAGCTGCGCCACGGCGGCCACCCGGTGCTGCGGTGGATGGCCGGCAACATGGTCGCGTCGCGCGATGCGGCCGGCAACATGAAGCCCGACAAGAAGCGCGCGGTCGACAAGATCGATGGCATCGTGGCGCTGCTGATGGGCCTGGACCGGCTGCTGCGGCACATGATCGGGTCGGCCTACGAGGACCACGACCTGATGACCGTCGAATCCGGCGACGGCGGTGACCCGGGCTTCCCAACCCTCGATGATTGGTGAGGAAACGTGGCTATACTCCTGCTGGCGCTGGCGTCGGTGATCGGGGCCTGGGTGTCCACCCTCGCGCTGCTCTGGTGGCGGACCCGGATGCCGGCGATCAAGCGCCGGGTGCTGATCAACTACGACGACGACACCGCCGTGCGCGGCGTGCTGGTCGGCGTCACCGGCGACTGGCTGGTGGTGGCGCAGGCGGAACTGCTGGGCCACCCCGGTGAGCCGCCGAAGCTGGACGGACAGACGTTCGTGCCCCGGACCCGGGTCCTCTTCCTGCAGGTACTGCCATGAGCGATTCCCGAACAGCCCCGCCGCCCTCACCGCCGGCCGGTCGGATGCGCGTGCGCGACCTGTGCGAGCAGGAAGGCATCTCGCGGCGCACCGCGTGGCGTTGGGTCGACAAGGGGCTGCTGCATGTCTCGCGGCGCGGCCCCCGCACTGGCGTCCGCGTGTCCTATCCCGAGGCATCGGGCCTGGACGACGACGGCAGCGACGATTTCGGCTAGGCGCTCCTGGTCGAATAGGTGTCATCAGGCGCCATTAGGCGCCATCTGTAGGGCACCCCCTTGTCGAGGCGTGTGTCGCACGCGCACCCTCTCGATTCGTGCCCGTCATCCTGACTGAAGGCGCCACGCGCGCGATGCATACCGCGCGAGCCGGCCCGTCCTGGGGCGGCGTCGACAGCGCGCTCGTCAGTGGCGTCGGCGGGCTGCGCGGCGACTACGGGCAGCTGTACCGGACGCAGCCCAACGTCCGCGTCTGCGTCGACTTCCTCAGCCGCAACATCGGCCAGCTCGCGCTCCAGGTGTTCGAGCGCAACGACCAGACCAACGGCCGGGACCGCAATCGGGATGGCGGCCTCGCGCAGCTCCTGGCGCACCCCAACCCGCAGTGCACGCCGTCGCGGCTGATCGCCGGGACGGTCGCGGACCTGTCGATCTTCGGGCACGCCTTCTGGGTGAAGGTCGGCCGGCCGGGCGCGCGCAAGGCGCTGTGGCGCGTGCCGCCCCCGACGATCAGCCTGGAGCCCTCGACGTTCGGCCCGGACCACTACACCTGGACGACCGACACCGCGACCTACGACCTGCGGCCGCAGGACGTGCTGCACTTCCGCTTCTACGACCCCGAGAGCGAGTGGGCCAGCTGCTCCCCGCTGGAAACGCTCCGGCGCACGCTCGCGGAGGAACGGGCCGCCTCCGACCATCGCCTTGCGCTGTGGCGGAACGGCGCGCGCATCGCGGGCGTGATCGAGCGCCCGAAGGAATCGGGGCAGTGGTCCGATCCGGCGCGCGAGAAGTTCCGCCAGCAGTGGGAAGAGAAGTACACCGGCCCGGCGCGCGCGGGGCGTGTCGCCATCCTGGAGGACGGCATGACCTGGAAGCAGGCGGCCTACTCGATGGCGGACACGGAAGCCAACAAGACCCGGCAGCTGAACATCGAAGAAGTGGCGCGGGTCTATCAGATCCCCCTGACGAACGTCGGCATCCTCGAACACGCGACGTTCAGCAACGTCCGCGAGCAGCACAAGCAGCTCTATCAGGACTGCCTCGCGCCGATCACCGTGCAGCTGGAGGACGAGGTCAACCTGGGCCTGCTGCCCGAGTACCACGACCCCGACCGCGTCTACACGGAGTTCAACATCTCCGAGAAGCTGAAAGGGAGCTTCGAAGAGCAGGCGCGGGCGATCCAAGTGCTCGTCGGCGGGCCTGTCATGACGAGGAACGAGGGCCGCTCGCGCCTGAACTTGCCGCACCTCGACGGCGGCGACGAACTCCTGATGCCGATGAACACCACCACGGCATCGGCGGCGGACCAGAACCCAGGCGACCCGGCCAGTGATCCGGGCGCGACCGAGAAGATCGCCGCACGCGTCGCGGAGATCCTCTCGTGGAGGCCACAATGGCTGCTCCCGAAAGCAAGCTGATCGACCCGCCGGCCGTCCCGGCGATCACGCCGCCGGCCGCCGTGACGTTGCTGGGCGACACCGACCCGCGCGCCTGGATGCGCGGCGGGGTGTGGGCCTTCGACATCGAGCGGATCGATTCGCTCGTCCCGCTGGCGCGCAGCGCCTGGGGCGATGACAACGACGACGAGGCGTTCGACCCCCGGTCGGCCGCGCCCCTGGTGGTCGTGCCGCTGCACGGCTTCCTGATGCGCCGCGCCACCGGGCTGGCGGCCATCTTCGGCGCGCGCGGGCTGGTCGACTTCCAGGCCACGCTCGG